GAGAAATGCGAGCATTCCCCCTTATTGCTATCGAATGATAGCTCTCCAGTAATCCGTAGGCCGACAGGCTTTCGGATTACAAACCGTTACCTAAGCATTGCGCGAAGGAACGGAGGACTAGTCAACACTTTCTAGTCCTGGTAACCGTCATACGACGGTGGGTGTAGTCGACGAGACCAAGGGCATCATAAGAAGCCAAAGTCTTACCCCTTTCGGGGCGAGACCTTAACTGCTGACGAGCTCTTGCATTTCGCACGACACCATACATCATAGTGGCCGTTTTATAGGCTGCCATGTCCGAGACAGGTGTACGAAGTAACTCGCGCCAGGTCCATCTTTGTTCATGAATATGCCACTTAGTAAATTGGGATGTAAGAAATACATCTTTCTCTACTATGATAGCAGTATCAGGTCCATCGATGTGCCGAACGTAACGAAACTTCTCGGGTACCATGTAAAAGGTACTCCACCAAGCTTTCGAAATGCGTGTATCTAATACGCACCGAAGGCCGTTTAGGATCCCAAAGATATCATACCATTTCACCGGTATTGAATCAAGGTAGTATGGTCGTACATTAACACCCTCGAAATAATCTGCTCCACAGCTCTCTCTAAACGGACCATGTATGAATGTTTTATCAACATTCGCACTGAATCCACAGTACTTGAGAATTTCAAGTACTAAGAGAGCTGAACTCTGTTGCACGATTATGTCGTCACCATAGATAGAGAAAACCCTATCTCCAGTGACTTCATAAACAGAGTGCACGAGGGCCGCAAATATCAGCGACTCAAGTGGGAAGCAGAACCCATTACCCATTGACGTAAACTTCTCGTAACGTGTCTCCGTACCATCTATATTAAAATAGTGACTACGGAGATCGTTCAGGAAAGCATACCAATCTGGCGGCAATAACTCTTTTACCAACTCTTTCGAGATGGAATCAGAGGCAGCTGACAGATCGATGGTACATAATGGGTTGAAACCGCTCTGACTACCTAGTTTTGCTAGGTGCTGGTTCTTTCCTTGATCGGATAGATCAATACTAAAGCGTTTTAAACGACGCCTCATGTATTTATCGACTCCTTTCTGGAGATAGCCATTCAGGACGGGTTCAATGGCGATGGTTCGATCAACCAAAGCCGTTTTCGGTACCGTTATTATGTTATTCGCTTTAACAAAGCGCAGCTTTTCATCAAAGGCATCTGTGAAGATGTGCTTGTCGAAACATACCGGGTACTCCGTGAGGAGTTCCCAGATATGATGATCACCGATCATGGCTGCTCTTGCGTAAGGCGCTGCGAGCGGAGTTACAGTCCAGTCACTCTCAAGTTTAACACCCTTGTGAGTAGCTGTACCGGACACTCCTACGCTGGCGCCCGGACCAAAGTCGCACATGTCCCATATCTTCGCAAATTCCGGGGTTACCCCTAGAACCTGCTGGATATACCTACGAGCGCTATGTAAATAGCTCTCATAAGGAAGAGGTTTCCACACCGTCACCGGTGTAGAGCGCCGTTTTCGTCTCGCGACGAATCGGGCGTTCACCCTTTTACAAGTATGTTCAGCTTTGAAGAACTTCTTCATTGCCGCTGCTTGTGTGTCAATAGATTCATCGACAAAAGGGTACTTCTTCAAGAGGCATGATAACTGATTCCAAGCGAAATGTTTATCGCTTGAGCCATACTTCTGTGCGGCCCAGGAACCAGTTAATGAGAGAAAAGACTTGTACTTTCGAGAGGTCAGTAAACCGACCGCTCTGAGTACTTCAGGCTCTTCACTCAGCTTCAAGTCCAACGCGAGGTGACGGAACAACCGTATTGCTATGGTTGGACGGACGTTCTTGGGAATATGACATTCCTTGAGCGCTAGGGTAGTCATTACGACCCTCCTGTTTCACGTAGTAACCGAAGGTGATCGCCATTATGGAGAGCACCACGACTGAAAAGAGCTGGTTCATCGCTTACGCGTTGACATCCAGAGCTTTAAACAGTGCCAGAGCCTCGCTTGACGCGAGGAAGGCTGCACCGTCTGCCAGCATTGCTGCGATATCAGCGTCAGACGTCCCAACAGGGACACTGCCACCAATATTCAGAATGCGGTCAGCCACTGCACCGGTAACAGCGTTAACAGTAACCGTCTTCGTCAGCTTTGCTTGTGGTTTGGCGACACCCAAATAAGTTCCAGATGCCTTAGGGTAAGCACGTTTCATCTCAAAACGATCCTTGAGAGTGATAGTGTTTGCCGGTCCGGTATATTGAACTGCATCGGGTTGCACGCGATCCACATTGTAAGTGCGAGTATTGATTAGCATTATGCTATTTTCCTTCCAGAGTTGTGAATGAAGTTAATGGAGTTAAAAGAGCGCTGAACCTCAGCTTTCTTCCACAACATTAACGATACGAGTTCC